GTTTCCCGGATGGATGTTGAAGATGTATTTGAATATAATGAATGCTGGGCAATTAGGTTGCAAAGAAAAGGCAGAAGCGGGAAGGATGATGTATTGCCATTGAGTGAAAAAGCAAAAGAAGCCATTGAAGATTATTTATTGCACAGAAACACAGATTTCCAGGATAGCAGCCCGCTATTTGTTAGCTTATCAAAAGCGAATAAATACAAAAGAATCTCAACACATTTTATCAGCGTTATGATTAAACAAAAGCTAATCCAGGCGGGTATTGTTGGCAAAATGTTTACTGCCCATTCATTGCGCCATACATGTGCAACATTATTAATTGCTGATGGGCATTCTGAATATAGTGTAAAAACTTTCATGGGGCATAGAAATTTTACATCAACCCAAATTTATACAAGACAAAAAGAAACTGAAATGATATTTAATAACAGCCCGGCAAAACTGTTGGATGAGATGATAAGTAATTAATCAAGTAATTTAATGAGTTATAGCGTTTTTAATGCTTTTTTAGTAGATAACAAATTGATTGATATGATGTTAATAATAAAAAATGGTGGCTAACAGACTGAAAATTATTTATATGGGTAGGGGGTTTAAAAAATTTGAAAGATTGATCTAGTAATCGGTTGCCAAGCCTTTTTTATATACATGCAAAAATACCAAAATGACCAAAGGAAGAAAACCGATACCAACAGCGATTAAAAAAATAAGGGGTACAAATCAACCATGCCGGACCAATAAAAATGAAATAAATATTGATCCGGTTATAAAGTTGCCGCCAGCCCCAGGATGGTTCAGTAAAACATCTAAAAAAATATATAAACAAAAGGGGCAACAGTTGCAATTACTGGGAGTATTAACACCATTAGATTTTGAATTGTTTATTTCATTTTGCCAAGAATATGGAAATTATATTGATACATCAATTGAACTTTCAAAAGTGCCGCACAATGCAGCATTATCTGATCAAAGTGAAATGGTATTTTTAAGAATATCAAAAATAAATAAAATATCATGGGAAAGAAGTAAATCAATTGCTGCTGAATTTGGGTTTACACCATCAGCCAGGGCAAAAATGATATTGCCGGAAAAAGAAAATAATAATGATAATGATTTTGATTAATGGAAATGCCAAGTAAATATTTTTATGATAAAAAAGCAGCAGAAAAAGCTGTTAATTGGATTGAAAAATATGTTACCCATGTAAAGGGTGAATTACAAGGTAAACCCGTAATTTTAGAAGATTGGCAAAAAAATGATATTGTAAAACCATTGTTTGGTTGGAAAAATAAACAAACTAAATTAAGAAAATACAGAACTATTTATATTGAATTACCCCGGAAAAATGCGAAATCAACCCTGGCAGCAGCAATTGGATTATATCTATTAACAGCAGATGGTGAACCCGGTGCTGAAATATATAGTGCGGCAGCTGATCGCGGGCAGGCTGGGATTATTTTTGATGTTGCCAAAAGAATGGTGATCCAAAGAAAAGCATTATCAATGAGGGTTAACACCTGGAGAAATTCAATTGAATATCCAAAAACCGGATCACATTACAAAGCCATATCCGCAGATGCATCAACAAAGCATGGTTTTAACGCGCATGGAATTATTTTTGATGAACTGCATACACAAAAAAACAGGGAATTATTTGATGTACTAACAACATCGGTTGGTTCAAGGCGGCAACCGGTAACCCTGTTACTAACAACAGCTGGTACAGATCGCAATTCAATTTGTTATGAAATGCATGAATATGCGCGAAAAGTAAAGGATGGAGTAATTAAAGATGATACATTTTTAGGCATAGTTTATTCTGCACCCAAAGAAATGGATATTTTTGATCTTAAAACTTGGAAGCTGGCAAACCCTGGTTTTGGATCAATAGTTAAAGCTGATTATATTGAATCCGAAGCACAGCGAATAAGAAACAACCCAAACCGCGAAAATGCGTTTCGGCAATTACATTTAAATCAATGGACCAGTTCAATTTATTCATGGGTTTCAGATGATGTATGGATGGCATGTAATTTAGAAAAAATTAATGAAGCTGATTTTTATGGTTCTGATGTTGTTTTGGGATTGGATTTAGCATCAACGGATGATACAACATCTTTAATTTGTTTGTTTGTTGATGGTGCAAATATATTGGGGATTATGCCATTTATTTGGATACCCCAGGAAATGATTGAAACAAGGCAAAACCGGGGTGATCTACTCTATAAAAATTGGCATGACCAGGGCTATTTATTATCAACACCTGGAAATGTAACTGATTACCGGATAATAGAAGATACCATTTTAAAAATACATGATAAATTTAATATTAAAAAAATTGGTTTTGACAAATGGAACAGCAGCCAACTAATTATTAATCTAACTGATTCAATTGATCCAAATGTATTTGATAAGGTTGAAATGAATATTGGTAATTTATCCGAACCAACAAAGCGTTTTTATTCACTTATAAAAAACAAGAAAATAAATCATGGCGGGCATCCAGTATTGCGCTGGATGATGTCAAATGTGATGATATGGCAAGATACAAATGAAAATATAAGACCATCAAAAAAAAGCAGTACAGATAAAATTGATGGAATTATGGCAATCATTATTGCCCTGGCATCCTTTTGGAGTAACCCGGAAAATGATGATATTGATAAAAGATTTTTAAATGATGGTTTCACTAAAATATAATTAAAATGTTAGATGAAAAAGCAAAATTATTAATGACCGCAAAAGGATATGACAAAGCATTTACCAATATTTTATCCAGCGCAAAAGTAACAACCCAGGTTGAAGCATTTAAAATTTTGGAACAGGAATATAAAAGTTATTTTGGAAAAACTAAATATACCAATTTTCAGAGTTACCGACAAGCCAGGGATAAAAGATTAAAAAGAAAATAATAAATGTATTTTTTGTGGTTCACATAAAACGCGGAGATTTAAAATATATTTGAAGGGAAAATCAAAGTCTTTGTTTAATTAATGATCTTATTGATGCAATCCAACAATGGTGCGAAAAACCCACATAATTTTATAAGTTATCAACAAAGGTTGTTCAAAGAAAGGTAACATGATGTTGATAGAAAGGTAACCAAGTTACATTGACAAATTTTTAATCCCGCCATATTTTTGCGCCATACATTTTTTAAAAAAAGTATGGCATCAACAAAATATAAAATTTTTGGTATTCCTGTATGGGAAAAACGAAGTTCAGAGTTAGGAACTTATAAAAACCCATCTTCCAGGTTAGTTGATATTATGGGCGGTGAATCATCAACCGGTATTGCAGTTACCCAACAAACTGCATTAACATTTTCAGCAGTTTGGGCATGTGTTAGAATATTATCAAATACAGTTGCCATGCTGCCATTTGGTGTTTATAAACAATCAAATGGAGAAAAACAATATTCACCAAAACATCCCATTCATCCAATAATTCATTCAGAACCCAATAAAATAATGTCTGCGTTCACCTGGCGGCAGGTAATGCAATCACATGCTACTTTGAAGGGAAATGCATATTCAATAATAAAAAGAAACGGATCATACCGACCAACAGAATTAAAATTAATTCAAAACCCGGATGATGTGCAGCCGTTTGAATATAATGATGATCTGTTTTATAAAATAAAGGGTTATGATAATCCTTTCCAGGCAGATGATGTTTTTCATATTCGCGGGATTGGATTTGATGGAATACAAGGTAAATCAGTTTTAACTGTTGCCAGGGAAAGCATTGGATCAGCTTTAGCAATGCAGAAATATGGCGGCACTATTTTTAAAAATGGTGGGGCAAAGCGGGTTGCATTAACACATAATAGTGTTGTAAAGGATGTAAATGCGCGTAAAAACATTTTGAACAGTTGGAATGATACCTATGGCGGAGCTAATAAATTAAATGATGTTGCATTAATTGATGGTGGTTTTGATGTTAAGGAAATTGGAATGAATCCGGAAGATGCGCAATTTATTGGATCGCGTGAATTTTCAGTTAATGAAATTGCAAGGTATTTTGGTTTGATCATGGATTTATTGGCAACCGATAAAAACCCAACCTATGCATCAGCAGAACAAAGAGCAATTGATTTTATAAAATATACAATGACACCCTGGCTGGTAACATGGGAAAGTGAAGTTAACAGAAAATTATTTAATGAATCTGAAAAATCAGATTATTATTCAAAATTTACATTGGAAGGATTATTACGCGGAGATGCAAAAGCCAGGGCGGAATATTACAAGGATATGTTTTATATCGGTGCATTAAACCGGGATGAAATACGAGCATTGGAAGAAAGAAATAAAATAGTTGGCGGTGATAAATATTATTTGCAAACCAACATGGCAGAAGCAAATGATTTAGAAAAAATACATGATAAAACCAAATCATAAATGGAAACAAAAAACAAAATATTACAGCGTTTTTCTGATTGTGAAATAAAAGTGGAGCAGCGCGAAGATGGCGAAGAAACCAGGAAAATTACAGGATATGCAGCTGTTTTTAACAAATGGTCCAATCCCCTGGGAATGGATGGCTGGTTTAGGGAAAAAATTGATGCGCGAGCATTTGATAATGTTTTAAATGATGATGTTGTTGCGGTTTTTAACCATGATAATAATATCATTTTAGCCAGGAATAAAAAAACATTAAATCTTTTAATTGATGAAATTGGTTTGCGCTATGAATTTGATGCACCTAAATCACCAAATGGAGATAATATTTTGGCAGCTGTTGAACGCGGGGATATTGTTGGATCATCATTTAGGTTTATTCCTAAAACAACACAATGGCAACCAAGTGATCAAGATGGAATTGAAGAAGATAGAACAATTACTGAAATCAGTAATTTAATTGATGTTGGACCGGTAACTTTTCCGGCATATCCGGACAGCACAGCCAGCGCAGATATGCGTGATTTTGAAGCTGCTAAAAACGAAAGAAAACAACCGGATCAATGGCAAAGAAAAATAAAAGAACAGGAGTTAAAACTATATAAATAAAAGAGTTTTTAATTAATAATTATTATGAAAACAAGTAAATCGTTAAATGAATCAAAAGCTGCCGTATGGGAACGCGCCCAGGGGCTTGTTGATGCTGCAAAAGCAGAAGAACGCGAAATGAACACAGAAGAAATAAAAAATTATGACAGTTTGCTTTCAGAAATGAACAGCATGGATACTGAAATAAAAAGAGCAGAAGCCACAGAAAAAAGACAAATTGAAATGGCTGGATCATTTATTAATTCTGAAACATCAAAACAAGAAAAAAAAGAAGTAGGAAATTATTCATTTGTTCGCGCAATCAGATCAAAAGCTGAAGGTCGTGAATTGGATGGTTTGGAAAAAGAAATGCATGATGAAGCAAAACGCGAAGCACAACAAAATGGTGTTTCTGTTTCCGGCATTGGTATTCCATCACTTGTTTTAGGTGAAAAAAGAGATTTGACAGTTGGAACAGATAGCCAGGGGGGTTATACAGTACCAACAGCTGTTGATGGTTTTATTGATGCACTGCGCGCAAAAATGTTAACTACACAATTGGGTGGGCAATTAATGACAGGATTAAGCGGCAACATTGATATACCAAGACAAGCAACAGCAAGTTCTGCAGCTTGGGAAGGTGAAAATGATGCAAACGCAGAGCAATCACCAACATTTGAAAAAATTAGTTTATCCCCAAAAAGATTAGGTGGTTATTCAGAGATTTCAAAACAGCTTATCATGCAATCATCAATTGATGTTGAGAATTTTGTAAGAAATGATCTTATGATGGCAATAAGTTTGGCAATTGATTCAGCTGCTATTAATGGAAGCGGTTCATCAAATCAACCAACTGGAATATTAAACACAACTGGAATTGGTTCTGTTGCTGGTGGAACAAATGGAGCAGCCCCAACATATGCAGATATTATAAATCTTGAAAGAGAAGTTGCGGTTGATAATGCTGATTTGGGTAACCTGGCATTTTTAACAAATCCAAAAGTAAGAGCAAAATTAAAAGGCACAGCATTAGATTCCGGTAGTGGTCTATTTGTTATGCAGTCAAATAATGAATTAATGGGATATAAAGCTGGGGTTTCAACCCAAGTTCCAAGCGATTTGACAAAGGGAACAGGCACAGCATTATCAGCAATAATATTTGGTAATTGGAATGATCTGATGATAGGACAATGGGGCGGTTTAGATATAGTTGTTGATCCTTATACATTGGCTACAACAAACATGTTACGCGTTGTTGCCAATTCATGGTGGGATGTAGCATTGCGCCATCCGGAAAGTTTTGCAGCAATGGTTGATGCTGTTACAACATAAGCAACCAAATTATTGCTTTTTTGATAGTTCCGCGCAATTTTGCGCGGGGCTATTTTAAAAATTTAAAACTATGAATGATAAAATAAAAGTAATTTTTTTAAAAAATGCAATCGGTGTTGGATTGGCATATTTTAAAGATGATGTTGCTTTTTTAAATCCGCCAAGTTATGATGATCTGTTTGATATGGGTTATGTTGAAAAATATGATGGTGATGTGCCAAATGATGGATCATTACCTTTTGACATTCCGGGGCATCAGAAATTAATCACAGCGGGTTTTGAATCACTTGATGAAATTGCCAAAGTTGAAGATTTAACAATTATCCAGGGGATTGGCAAAGTTTTATCAAAACAAATTATTGAGTATATAAATAAATAACAATGGTTTACAAGCTAAAAACAGCAGCCACATCAGAACCGGTTACATTAACAGAAGCAAAAGCACATTTACAAGTTACAGTAAGTGATGATGATACTTTTATAGGATCATTAATTACCGCTGCGCGTATGCATGTGCAAAGCTATATGCATAGGCAGCTTATGCCATCAACCTGGCAACTGTTTTTGGATGTATTTCCAAGTGATACAATTTATATAAAAGAATGTCCGGTAACGGCAATAAGCTCAATAAAATATGTTGATGAAAATGGTAGTGAACAAACATTATCATCATCATTATATTCTTTGGATAAAGAAAGTGAACCAGCGCGGCTAAACCCTGTTTATGGCGAAAGCTGGAAAACTACACAAACCCAAAACAATGCCGTTACAATTGAATTTACTGCCGGATATGCAGATGCTGATTCTGTACCTGGTGCAATTAAAGCGGCAATATTATTATTGGTTGGGTTTTTATATGAAAACAGAGGGGATGAAGGTCATAGGACCATTCCAAAAAGCATATATCATTTAGTTGATCCATATAAATCATTTGATTTTTATGAATAAAAACATTCCAAATATTAGTGCATTTTATCATTCAATTAATATTGAAACGCCAACATTGACAAAACAGTCAAATGGTGAAGATGTAAAATCATGGGGTGTTTTTTTGTCAACAATGGCAGCGATCCAGGTAAATAAAGTTAATGAAAAAGCTGAAAACAACATGTTATATTCTGATGATACTTTTAATTTTTACATCAGAACAAAAACCGGGATAAACCGAAAAATGCGGGTGGTTTATAATAGCGATTATTATAATATAGTTGGTATAATTACCATTGGCAGAAGATACCAAATCATTAAAACAAAACTTGTGGAGTAATGAACATAACTTTTGAAATAAAAGATTTAAAACGCGTTAGGCGGCAAATGGATGCATTACCCGATAAACTGCAAAGACAAACAATATTGCCAATATTGAGAAAAAGTACGCGCCCATTAATTAACACAGCTAAATCAAAGCTGTTAAGTCATGGGCAAAATTACTCATCACTTGCAAAAAGTATAGGCAACATAACCGCCAAAAGTAAAAACGCAATTATTTATGTTGGTCCAAGAGTAAAAGGCAAATGGAAGTATATTGGTTATTATGCAGCATGGGTTGAATATGGTGTAAAAGGAATTAAAAAATCCCGCGGTGGGAGTGCTAAAAAAGCAAAAGATAATAGCTATGCCGGTTATGTGGCTGGCATAAAAAAAGGCGGTAGATATAGAAAAGATCAACCAGCGCGCCCATTTATGCGCCCAGCAATTGATAATCAAAAATCAAATATTGGTGGTTTGTTAACTAAAAATTTTGCAAAATATTTGGATAGGGTAATTCAAAGAAATCTGAAAAAATTATGATCGGGGATATTGTTTATAATATACTTTCAAATGATTCAAATGTTACCGGTTTGGTTGGAACAAAGATTTATCCATTAATGGCAACCCAGGGAACTGAATTGCCATATATAACATACCAAGTAATTTCAACATCACCCAATAAAAATAAGGACCGGGAAATATCATTAAAAGCTATTAGGTTGCAAATTGATATAATTGGCAATACATATTCATCAGTAACAAATATATCTGATAAGGTTGTTGATGCAATATCATATAAAACGGGAAATTATAGTGGTTATGATGTTGATATAATAACTTTTGAAGATGAAAATGATTTATCTGATATTGAAAATGATTTTTACCGAAAAGAACAGGATTATATAATTAGAATAAAAATATAAACATGGCAAAGAAAAAACAAGAATCTGATCCGCAATATATAGGCGGGGGATACCAGGTAACATTAACCAGGGATTTTCAGCGTTTAGATGGGAAGGTGATCCCAGCGGGTAGAACTTTTTATGTAACTGGGGATTTTTATACCCAATTAAAAAGTGATGGATATTTAGAAAAAAAAATTGATAAACAAAACAAAATAAAAATTAAAGAGTAATGGCAACAGCGGGAACAATTAACGGAACTATTTTGGCGATCTATATAGGCGGCACTAAAATAGACAAACAATTATCAGCATCATTTAGTTTTTCACATGAACCAAGAGAATCCATAACAAAAGATGATGGTGGCTGGGGTACTAAAAGACCAGGAAAAAAATCATGGGAAGCATCCGGAGATGCTGAAACAGCATTTGATGCGACTGAAGGCTATGATGAATTATCAACAGCTTTAATAAATGGAACTGCATTAACATTATTATTTTCAACTGAGGTTTCCGGTGATACAACATTTACCGGAACAGCTTATATAACAAAATTTGATGTTGAAGCTGGTGTTGAAGAAGATAGTAAAATCAGTTATGCATTTGCTGGAAGTGGTTTACCAACAAAAGGAACAGTAACTTAGTAATTTTTTCTCATACTTTGAACCCCATCTGCTATTTTGGTGGGTGGGGTTTTTTTTAAAATTAAAAAATAAAAGCAATGAATGAAGTAATAATTAATGGTAAAAAATATCCGGTGAAATTCGGATTAAGTAGGATCAAATCCTTTGCATTATCTAAAAATTTAAAAACAATTGAACAATTTGATAAATGGGTTGCAAAATTATCAGATGGAAGTTTTGAATCAATTCAAAACATGGGTGAGTTACTTTTAACAGGAATCCAAAGGGGTTGTCAAAAAAGTGATATTGATTGTGATGTTGATGTTGATGATGTTATTGATATGGCATTTGAAAATGCAGATGAATTTGGTAAATTAACTACAATATTAAAATTATCAATGGATACTGGTGAATCATTAAATGTTTCAAAGCAAACAAAAAAAAAGAAATAACAACCTGGCTTTGGATTGAACAGCAAGCGTTGGGGGTTTTGAATTTAAGTTTGGATGATTACCAAAACATTGAGTTGGGTGAGTTCTTTAATAAAATGATGGGGTTTTTTGATCACAAAAAAGAAACCGAAAAACGAGAATGGGAACGCAGTAATTATTTGGTGTATTCTATTATGATGAATAATCCATATATAAAAGAGAATAAAAAACCAAAATCGTTTGCTGATTTCTTAAAAGGAAATAAAAAACCCACAATAAAAAATACAAATCAATTGAAGCAATTTATTGATTTTGAATAAATAAAACATGGCAAGAAATTTATCTTCATTAACTTTATTGGTTGGAGCAAATATAAAAGGTTTCCAAACGCAAATGCGGAAAATGTCGCGGGACATGAAGCGGGTTGGTGGTCAGATGAAAAATATGGGCAAATCAATGTCCATGTATGTAACCGCGCCAATAATTGCCCTGGGTGCTGCATCGGTTAAAACATTCGCCAATTTTGAACAAGAAATGGCAAAAGTTAATGCCGTTAGTGGTGCAACAAATGCTGAATTTCAAAAATTAACAAAAAATGCTAAACTGCTGGGAGAATCAACCCGATTTACTGCCAGCCAGGTTGCCGCGTTGCAGCTTAATTACTCAAAATTAGGATTTAAACCCGATGAAATATTAAAAGTTACTGATGCAACATTAAATTTGGCATTGGCTACTGGTTCAGATTTGGCAGAAAGTGCCACAGTTGCAGCATCAACATTAAGGGGTTTTGAATTATCAGCCAGCGAAATGCAAAGGGTTACCGATGTAATGGCATTAAGTTTTTCATCCAGCGCGTTGGATTTGGAAAAATTTAAAACCGCGATGGCAACAGTTGCCCCGGTTGCTAAAAATGCCGGGATGTCGTTGGAACAAACAACCGCCATGCTGGGGGTTTTGGTTAATCGCGGGGTTGATGCATCAACAGCCGGCACATCATTAAGGAATATATTTTTAACCCTGGCAAAAGATGGAATTACTTTAGAACAAGCATTTAGTAGAATAAATAATGCAAGTAATAAAAATAAAGAATCATTAGCTTTATTTGGAAAAAGGGGGGCAACAGTTGCCACTATCCTGGCGGAAAATACAGAAGAAGCGGGAAATTTAGCTGTTAAATTTGATAATGCATCCGGATCAGCGGCATCTATGGCTGGGGTAATGGATAACACATTACAAGGTTCATTTTTAAAAGTGCAATCAGCGTTGGAAGGTTTGGCAATTGAATTTGGAACAACATTAAAACCGGTTGTTGATGATGGTATAAAATTGATCCAGGAATTAATTGGAAAGTTTAGAAGTTTAACCCCACAGGGTAAAAAAATAACAGTAATGCTCGGATTAATTGCCGCAGCAATGGGTCCAGTGCTGGTGGTGCTTGGTGCTTTTATTAGCGTTGTTTTACCTGGGATAATTACAGGATTTGCAGCTTTGGGAACTGCTTTTACATCATTATCAACCATGATAATGGCAAATCCCATCGGTGCGTTAATTACTGTAATAGGATTAGCCACAGCTGCATTATATTTATTTACATCAAATTCAGAGGATGCAGCTGAAGCCCAATGGGAACTTGGGGATGCCGTTAGAGATGTTAACGCGGCATTAGGTGAAGAAATATGGACTAAATTAGTTGCCGGCATGAAAATGGGCGCTGATGGTGTGCTTAAAACGGCTGGAAGCTTTGATAATCTAAAAGACAATATTAGTCAATTAACTGATGGTGAACTTAAATCACTTAAACAATTCCTTGAAAATGAATTAAGCGTTGCGCAGAGTGAAGCGGCAAGGACTCAAAATAATTTATATAAAGAAATACTGATTCAACGAATTAAAGATTTTAAAGAAGGTTTGAAATTGGTTGCTAACGAATACGGAAAGGTTGCAACCCAAGCAAAAGAAGCAATTACTGCGATTCGCGAATTTAACAGCGTAACACCCATTGGACCACGAAAAACAAATGAAGTTGTACCGAGTCAAAATACTAATAAACCTGAAATGGCTGATGGTGGTGATCGGTCAATTTCGGATGATGTTAAAAAGGTCCTGGATTTAAAACCCGTTACAAAAAAAGCAATTCAATTTTTATTTCCAGATGTAGATAAAACAAATATTGAAGAAATGAAAGTTGCGTTGGCAGAATTAAAAGAAATTTCGGAAGCGGTTGGGGTTGCAATTGCTGATTCTTTTGCATCATTTGCCAATGGAATGTTAAGAAGTTTAAAATTAGCTGATCATGGATTTCAAGGGTTTATAAAAGCGTTAATTAAAGGAGCAATTAAAATGATTAGCATCTTAATGGCTCAAAGCATAGCAAACGCAATAATGGGGGGTACATCATCCGGTGCTGCAACCGGACCGGGTGCAATAATTGCAACCCCTGTATTTATTGCAACCCTGGTTGGTACTGTATTGGGTGCATTTGCAGCGATCCCAAAATTTGCTGATGGCGGAATTGTGCCGGGTGGATTTCCAAATGATACATATCCAGCATTATTAACATCCGGGGAAATGGTTGTTCCATCACCAATTCCATTATCCGGGGGCATGGGTGCTGGTGGTAATATGAATTTTACAGGAACATCCCGAATAAGTGGGAAGGATTTATTATTAGTATTTGACAAAGCAAAAGCGGATAGAAATAGAACAACCGGATATTAATTTTAAATGGCAGATATAAGATATAGAGCTGATTGGAAATCCATTGATGGGTTTGAATATCGCGTTGATATAATTGATGTTGATTATGATGGATCACCCAATAATTTAGAAATTGGGATGGATTCATTGGATGGTTTTTCAATAACTTATTCCGGTGAAGATAATAAAAGATTTTCACCAGTAATTTCATCTGAATGTGTGGTTTCATGTGTTGCTGATAATACAGCGTTTGAAAGTTTTATTGATGATATTGTACAAGCCCAGGAACAAAGATTTTATATTGCTATTTATTTAAAAGATACAACATATAAATTATTTTGGGCTGGGTTAATTTTACAGGATTTAATTCAAATTGAAGATATTGCATTACCATATAAATTTTCTTTACATGCAACTGATGGTTTAGGGCTGTTAAAAGATGTTGATTATGATGGGACTGCTGATTATTTTGAAACATTTATTGAATATCTAATTAATATATTAACACAAAGTGGTATTAATAGATTTTGGGAAACTGATGATCTGTTTTTAAAAACCGGGGTTGATTGGTATGAAGATGATCAATTTACATCATCACCAGCAAATTCACTTGATCCATTGGCGGTTTCCAGGGTTTCCAATAGCGCATATATAAAAATTGATAAGTACAACAATGAAATAAATGAAACAGCTTGGAATGTGCTGCAAGATATTTGCATAAAATGGCATGCAACATTAATTTTATCAAATGGTTCATTTAGTTTTTTGCAAACAAATAATTTATACCCATCAACTTTAAATATCAGAAATTATAAAAAAGATGGTACATATATAGATACATCAGCAAGCGAATCATT